ACGATTCCATAGCAGATAAACAAAAGGTTTCTTCAAAGGTAGATGGATGAATATACACGTCATACGTGTGTAAAACTTTCATTAACTCTTTATGATTTAAATAACCTTTATAGGTTACATTCTTTAATGTTTTAGCCTTATTATAAAGCTCTTCAAACTGTTTATCATTACGTGCTTGAAATGCAGTGCCATATATAATGGTTGATGAATAAACATCTAAATGTATATCTTCATTATTAATCATTTCCATAGCATCTAACAAAACATCTAAACCTCGCCATGGTGTTGAGGTGTAAACTAATTTAATTGGTTTATTTTTTTTAAAGTTTTGTTTAATTAATAACTCATCATCAAAACCATTCTTAATAACTAAAGAACATTCGGTTGGTATTTTATATACGTATCTATATTTTTCATATGTCCAATGTGAATTAAAAACATACCAATCATACTTACGATGGTTTAAAGCATTTTTAAACCAAGGTGCTAAATTAGGTTGGTCATAACTATTATGCACCCATAGTACATTTGTCTTATCAATTAAGATTGGTGTTTTTTCTGGAACTGATGTTGTTAAATTTATTTTATTTAATAAATCTTTTGATACGTATTTTTGTAAATATTCTACTTGTATTTCAGTTCCGCCAAAAGGTAACATTATTTAGTCTTACCAAAAACTTCTAGGGATGCAACTGTAATTTTTACATCTTGTTGAAAATCCTCTGCTTTTGTGGGTGTTGAAGGGTCTGCAACATCTGCCTTAAATTCTTCTAATGATGAATAAATTTTACCAGTCTTTTTATTTTTAATTATTTCCTCTGCTTTAGCTGGTAAGATTGGAACTTCAACTCCATTAACAATAGTTGTCTTCATCTACCTTGTCCTACGTATTTTTTAAAAGTTTTACTTTTGTTTGGTTTTTTTGTGTGCCTGCCTGGTCTTTTACGTTTTGTGTTTTTAACATATGTTAGGATACCTGTGCTTACTCTTCTAGCCATTCTGTAATCGTCTACTTAACAGAGCAAAAGATATTTGTCCAGATATCACCCCAGCTGTATCAACTTGAAATGTTAGATAATCATTTTCCTCTAATACTAAAGTATTATGCACCGCACTATCATGTGAGTCAGCTGCTATTTTGGTATGATAAAAAATTGCACTACCAGAAGTTTTATTTAAGAAAAAATCACATTCAACTTGTGAACTATGTTCGTTTGCAACGCTTATTTCTTTTATGATCACTCTAGTTGTAGCATTAACAGTTAAAGTGGTTGTAAGATTAGTTGTAGTTAAATCATACGTTGCACTTTTATATTCTATTGTCATTACGGTCCTGCTCCAAATAAAAACCAATTGAAAGTTTGTAAATCTTCATTTAGTTCTTGTTGATATGTATTATTAAGTTGATCTTTAATTTGCGTCAACGCTTGTACAATTTGACGTTGACTTGATGCATCATATGATGGAGTTGGCTCTGGTATAAAAACATCAATTTTTGCCATTAGCGTCTACCATCTGGTTGTACATCAACTCTGAATATTCCATATCTCCAATTTTCATCAACAGAGTCACATTCAATTTTTATATTTGCTTGTCTCCCTCTAGCTCTTAAATCTACTTTGTCAGTGCTTGTAGTAACATTAAATGGACCTTTTGTAACAAGACCTGCGGCAGCTGAAGTATCAGCAGGATATGATTTAAATTGTAATGTTACTTTTGCGGTGCCTGCTAAATTTTTAAAATCTGGAATAAATCTTTTAATTGATAAAAAATATTCTCCCTCTCCCTCTACATCTAAATCAAAATCTCCAGATGATACAAACGCAGATATAGCAACAGTTGATATTGTGTTTGATGTTGGACTTGTAATTTCATTAAAACCAATCTCATGTTCAAAATAAATACTTGCTCCATTAGACACACCATTTATGGTTGGTGTAGTTGGTGTTCTATCACTATAAAATCTAGTTGCTCTAGGATTAGAAAATACATGAGCATCAGTATATGTGGTTCTTCCTAAGGACCCTGTATACCATATGTTTTCTTCAAAATTAAAACTAACAATCCTATCTACTTCATTAGAACCAGATTTTGCATAAAACCAACTTATTTCTGAAAATAAACTATTATGTGCTGCGTAAACTAAATCCCCTTGAACAAAATTTATACCTAGATTACCATTTAATGTTGTAAATACAAAATCCTCTACCGTACAAGGTATTTGTTTAACAGTACCATCATAGACAAAAAAAGATCCAGAATCACCCATCCACCAAACTGCACCATTTGCAAAAGCTGCAGCATGATCACCAATACATCCACAGTTAGACCCTACTTGTCTTATAGAAAAAGTAAACGGTGGGCCTACGAATTGCATTGTATAAGCTGCTTCGTCAGTCAAAATTAATATGTAGTCTTTGGCTTTCACTGCGGTAACTATTTTACTTCCATTATCTATTCTAAAGGTACCAGCAGTATTAATAGATGTAGGGACATAATCTTCAATATCCTCTTGATCTGAAAATCTAATAAACATCGGATCCTGCGATGATGGTGTACCTATTGTTGTTTCAGTGCCTAAATGAATTAGATGTCTATCTCTATCAGAAACAATTGTAAGTACAGAACTAGTCGGATTATTAGTAATAGCAGTAGCTCTTGTGGTAAGTGGACTTGCAACCGAAGGATCCCATTTAAAAGTTTTACCATTTTTTACAGTTGCTACTAATATTTCTCCAAAATTATCTAATGACCAATTACCAGCATCAATGTCCGTGTTTGAAACAGTTCTAGGTGTGTTCCAAGTTGATAAACCCCAAGTTCCTGCTCCCCAACCATAACCGAAGGTGGAAACTAAGGGGCCAATAGTTGCATATGGTGTTGTTGTGATTGTGCCTCCAGCAGTTACTCCAGTTCCTGTTTCAGTTACTGGCATCGTTACTGTAAAGGTTCCAGTGGTTGGAACAGTTTTTACTTCAAAAGGATTTGTAGTAAAATCTGCAGATGTAAAACTAGTTGTTGGTGAACCAGGTGTAGTTACCGAGGTAAATATAATTATGTCACCAACTGACAATCCGTGAGAAGCTTTATTGATAGTTACTGTAGCTGAATTTAATGTTGAAGTGTAAGTACACGAAGTTAAAGCTGTGCCTAACGGAGTTATATCATAAAAGTCATCATCAAATACTATATATAAAATTTTATTAGTACCTATTGCTGCATATCTGCTACCATCTAAATCAAACCACGTATGTGCTGCTCTTCCAGCTCCAACCAACAATTTGAAACCAATCTGAGTCCAACCACCAATTTTTTCTGGGCTACCGTAATGAAATCGTATATTGTCGCCATCAATCCACTGTCTTTCAGCCTGTGTAGCCGTTATATTTTTATTTAAACCAGGAAGGATTGGTAATTTTATTAAAGGCATATTGTGCCTATTATAACATTATTTTCTAAACGGCGGTATTCCTAACAAGGGTCTTTTATCATATAGATTCTCATTTGCAAACTTTCCATTTAGATGATTGTAATGCAAGAATACTTGACCACAAACATTGCCTTGAAATTCTTCTCTCCAATGTTCTAAATCACATCCAGAATACACTAACATATCACCAGGATTTAAATCTACTTTAACACCAGCTGGTGCATTAGGTTTCATAATATTTTTATACTCATCAATGACATTATTACTTCCTGTAGGATCAATGAAGATTGGCCATGGGTCACCACCTAAATTTAATGTGGTAGATATTTCACATGACGGTCTGTCTTTATGTCTTTTTAATATGGAGCCTCGCTCGTACACGCGCGCGTACGAGTACGTAGGAATTAAATTAAGTCCTGTTTCTTTAACCATAACTGGCATAACTTTCATCAATAATGTTTCCATGGCAAAGTCAGCGTAATGTGAATATACATTTGGCACTTGCTGATCCTTCCACGTTCCTAACATTCCATTTTCTGCAACAAGATTATTTGTGTACAAATATTTAACAGCGTCTCGTTTTAATAGAAAGTAATTAAATACAAAGTTTGCAAGTTCATACGATACTGCATTCTTAATAACTTGATATTTCTTTTCGTTAAAACTCATACAAACATTCCTCTCTGTAAAAAATTAAATGACACGGATATCCTTATATCATTAGATTGATTTGGGTCTACACAATGATTAAGCCATGATGGAAACATTATAAGTCTTCCTGCCACTGGTTCAAAGTGTACTTCATTCCATAAATGTCTTGGAAGTTCTCCTTTCTTTCGTCTTGGTCTTGATATTAAAATAGAGGGTTTAGGATCTTCTATTTTTAAATGTCCACTATTAATAGGAGCTTTAACGTAATACACTCCAGACCATAATGAATTAGGATGGGTGTGTGGTCTATTATATCCACCAGGTGGATTGATATTAGCCCACATATTTCCAAGATAAGGTTCATTGTCTAATAATTCGTCCTTATAAATAAATGTTTGTGCTTCATATAATAAATTTACTAGAGCTTTATATTCTGGTTTTTCATGCATATTTGTTTCACTATGCCAACCATTCATATTAGTTCTTGTCACACCTTTATCTTGTTTAGACCAATTTACAATGTTTTGTTCTAACTGTGAATTTAACTCTAGTGTGCCAACATCTTTAACATAGATGGGTGTTGCA